AATGGTGCCAATGCTATTCAAAATACTTCTATTCCTAAGGATCCAGATCCAGTAAGATTAGCCCCTGATAAGTTACCCCAAGGCGGAGAAATTTAACATGGATGATTGGTGTAGTAAGACTGATCCCGTGGGGATACAAACCATGATCGAAATACCTTGGTTTAATGCTGACGATGATCAAGAATGGTGGTGCCAACAGAAGTTGGGGATTAGGGAAACTAGATTACTGCATAATGCCATAGTTAATTACCTCAATCAAAATTTAGAGGAAAAACAAAAACGTCCTCCAGAAGAAAGACAATTTTTGGATTTTCAAAGGAATAGGTTATATGCTATGATCATGGACTACAATTTTAATCATAATAAATAAAGGCTGAAGTCACAACTTTAAAAAATGGAAGAACTGATGGACATTCTGGTAGATACCGATTCTGCCTCCGAGGCTAGTGATAAGATTAAGGATATTCTTTTCGCAAAGAGTGCAGAAAGAATAAATGCAATTAAACCAAATATTGCTAATACTATCTTTGATCAGGGTTTAGATTCCGAAGAACCCGAAGAGGAAGAAGATACTACTCTTGCTCAAGATCCTGTTGATTTAGATGCTGAATCACAACAACAAGCAGAAGTTGAAGCAGAATTAGAGAAAGCAGCTGATAGAATTTCTGGAGAAGATAGAGTAGAGCCAGAATCTTAATCTAATAAATAACTAGAAGGACTATTGTAATTTAGATTAATGGCGTTACAACCGGTTGGAAGCGGAGCATCCATAGCTATAGCAGCGGCAACTGTCACTCGTGGTGATTATATTGCCCATCAATCAGATAGTATTCGACTTACAGCTCAAGGCGCTAGTTGCCATGTTGCAGTAGGAAATACCTCTACAGCTGCTAATACAGATTTTTATATGGAGAGTGGCCAAACAGTCACTTTATGTTGTGGGAGACCTTCAGCTCAGAGAGTGGTAGGTATCACTACAGGTGCTACAACTACTCTAGATTTTCCAGAAGGAACTGGTTGTCCTTTTTATGAAGGCCAAATAGTTAGTTTAACTGTAACAGGTGGAAGTCAGACTTATTATAATTTCAGCAATAGACCTATCGCTAGTGTGAACAATACCGCTGGTACTGATGGTTATTTCCAAACTAGAATTGTAGTAACATATGATTCTTCTGGAATTGTAACTGCATTTGGTGGAGACAATAGTACTGCTGTTCCTTACGCGGAATTGAGAGACGATATTGTCGTAGGTAATAGAGGAGCTATAGGTACTGGAGTCCTTCACTTCCAACAAGTTCAAACAACAGGAGACGCCTGATGAAACTCATTAGAGAAGAAATTGAAACTGTAGATTTTATCGTTGAAGAAAAGAACGGTAAGAAAAACATGTTTATAGAAGGCATCTTCTTACAAGGTGATCTTCAAAATAGAAATGGTAGAATGTATCCTATGGCAACCTTGAGAAAGGAAGTCCAAAGGTATAGTGAAAACCATATTCAAAAAGGAAGAGCACTGGGAGAACTTGGTCATCCAGAAGGTCCTACTGTTAATCTGGATAGAGTTTCTCATAAAATTGTTTCACTTAAAGAGAGTGGATCAAACTTTATAGGAAAAGCAAAACTCCTCAATACACCAATGGGGAATATCGCTAAGTCCCTTATTGATGAAGGGGTAAAACTTGGTGTTTCTTCAAGAGGTATTGGTTCATTAAAACCAACTCGGGAAGGAGTTAATGTGGTTGGTGATGACTTTATGTTATCTACAGCTGCTGATATTGTGGCAGATCCTTCTGCACCTGATGCTTTTGTGGAAGGAATAATGGAAGGAAAAGAGTGGATATGGGATGGCGGTGTTCTTAGAGAACAAAATGTGGCCAAAACATATAGAGAAATTAATACTCTAGTAACCCAAAAACAACTTGATGAGAAAAAAGTAGAGCTATTTACTAGTTTTCTCAATAGCCTATAGGTATCTTTGCACCTATAGAATTTCGTAATTTATAAATAAATATAGATTAAATTCGATTAATCGGAGAGTTCAACAATGTCTCGTGGAGATTTACAAGAAATGGAGCAATCCAAAACTGCTGTGAATAAGAACGCTGTCCCTGGCGATCAAGCCATCGAAAAAGTGGCTAATATAACACCTGGTCAAGGTGCCTCTTACGAGGATTTAGGTGGACCTACACCAGAGAATTACAGTCCTACTAATGATTCGGCGAAACTAAAAGCGCCTAAGATTAAGACTGTACATGATGTAGTTAATAAAAATGCTAGTCCTGGTGATCAAGCCATAATTAAATCCGGAGACGAGGTTGAAGTGGAAGACTCTCAAGAAGTAGTTTCTGAAGAACCAGCTAAGGAAGAACCAGTAGCTGAAGAAACTGTAGAAGAAGAGAAGATTGAAGTTAACATTGAAGATGATGTTAACGCACTTCTTGGTGGAGAGGAACTCTCAGAGGAATTTAGAGAAAAGGCTAAGGTTGTTTTTGAAGCCGCTCTAAACTCTAAGGTATCTGAAATCCAGGAGAAACTGGAAGAAGAGTACCAAGAAAAGATTTCTGAGGCTAAGGCAGAGATGAAGACATCTCTAACTGAGCGAGTTGATTCTTATCTGGAATACGTTTCAGAAGAGTGGATGACTGAGAATCAATTGGCTATCGAGCATGGTCTCAAAACAGAAATGACTGAATCCTTCTTAACTGGGATGAAGTCACTATTTGAAGAACATTATGTAACTATCCCTGATGACAAATATGATGTACTTGAGAGTATGGTAGAAAAACTTGATGATATGGAAACCAAGCTCAATGAGCAGACTAAGAAGAATATCACATTAAACAAGAGACTCGGTGAGTCTGTTGCTGATGGAATCTTAGGTCAAGTTTCTGAGGGTCTTGCAGAGACCCAAAAGGAAAAGCTCGCATCACTTTCCGAAAGTGTTGAGTTTGAAAGTGAGGAAGAATATCGTGAAAAACTGGAAACCTTGAAGGAATCATATTTCCCTAAAGCATCTCCAGCCGCTAAGTCCAGCTCACCACAAACCCTTTCTGAAGGAGTAGATAGTACACCTGAACCTGTTTCAAGCAGTATGGATCGCTATCTCAAATCAATGGGCGCATTTAGCAAGTGAGTTAATTATTAATTCAAACTAAACACATTAAACCATTTTAGGTAAAACCGCAATGTTTCAATCAGAAAAATTGCAGGAAAAGTGGGCACCCCTTCTAGACTATGAAGGTCTTGATCCAATCAAAGATTCTCATCGTAGAAGCGTTACCGCAGTCCTGCTAGAAAACCAAGAAAAGTTTTTAAAAGAGGAAGAGTCCTTTTCTAAAGGAATCGACCTTATGGAAGCTACCCCCACTAACAACACTAGTGGAGTTTCCAACTTCGATCCAGTTCTGATCTCACTCATCAGACGTGCAATGCCAAACTTGGTCGCTTATGACCTAGCTGGTGTTCAGCCAATGAGTGGTCCTACTGGACTGATTTTTGCGATGAGGTCACGTTATGACAGCATGACTGGCACTGAAGCTCTGTTCAATGAAGCGAACACAGCCTTCTCTGGTCAGGATGATGGTCTTAACCTCACCGCTGGTATGTCTGATGCCGCTGCTGGTATTGGTACTACCACACAGACTGGTACTAACCCATCTGTTCTTAACCCAGTTGGTACAGCCACATCTACAGCTTATAATGTAGGTCAGGGTATGACCACTTCTGAGGCTGAGTCCTTGGGTGGAGCAACTGGTGACCAGTTCAACCAGATGGCCTTCAGTATTGAGAAGGTAACTGTCACAGCTAAGTCCAGAGCACTCAAAGCTGAGTACACACTGGAACTGGCTCAAGACTTGAAAGCCATCCATGGCCTGAACGCTGAGGCTGAATTGGCCAACATTCTTTCAACTGAGATTCTCGCTGAGATCAACAGGGAAGTTATTCGTACTATCTACAAGGTTGCTGAACAGGGTGCTGTTTCTAACACAGCTAACGCTGGTGTATTCGACCTTGACATTGACTCCAATGGTAGATGGTCTGTTGAGAAGTTCAAAGGACTTCTATTCCAGATTGAAAGAGACGCAAACGCAATCGCACAGAGAACTCGTCGCGGAAAGGGTAACACTATCCTGTGTTCCGCTGATGTGGCTTCTGCTCTTACAATGGCTGGTATCCTGGATTACACCCCAGCTCTTAACTCCAACCTTAATGTTGATGACACTGGTAACACATTTGCTGGTACAATCAATGGTAAGTTCCGAGTCTACATTGACCCATATGCAGCTAACCTAGCCGCAGCCAACACTGCTACCGCTTCTGGTAACCAGTACTATGTTGTTGGTTACAAAGGTTCTTCACCTTATGACGCAGGACTATTCTATTGTCCTTATGTACCTCTACAGATGGTACGTGCAGTTGGTGAGAACACCTTCCAGCCCAAAATTGGCTTTAAGACTCGTTATGGTCTTGTTGCCAACCCATTCGCTGAAGGTACAACAGAAGGTCTTGGAAGACTTCGTGTTAACTCCAACCGTTACTACAGAAGGGTATCTGTCAAGAACCTCATGTGATACAGATGGATATATTCCATTCATTTCCAAAGGGACCCAACTGGGTCCCTTTTTTATTGCTTAATTTTATTGAGGATACTTTTATTAGAGGTAAACCTATTATTTATAAAAATTGATGTAAAAAAGGTGTATAAATAATTGAGCCATAAAGCAAATTTCAACTAAATGGCACTTATAAAAAGAGGACTGTGACACTATCAATGGTGTTATGGTCCTTTTTCCGTATAAATATAGGTGAAATTTGCTTTATGAAGAAATGCAGGCACAACCGCCAGTGCGGAAGCACCAGAAACTGCCTAAGAAACCCTTGCGCAGTAAAAGAAAGGAATCTCTATCTTGGGCTCAAATAGTTGAGGCTATGAAAGATACCACTCCTGAAAACCAGGAGCTTTGCATAACCCTCCACGCACAACAATATAATTGGCATAGGAGGAATAATATTATATGAGATTTCTAGGGGGTTTAACTACTCCCTTTTTTATGCTCTATGATAAATAGTAAAAAACCTAGATAACATGGCTTATCACCTTAAGACACCAGGGAAATTGGGCATTGATACTGTTTATTGGAAAGGAAACAATACCTGGACAGAAACATATGCTGATAGAAAATCTCTGACCTTAGCAGAAGCTAATGCTTTAAAAGCTACTACTGTTACATCACCTCAAGGCATAACCTATCAACCTAAGTGGTTTGCAAATTCTACAGTGGTAAATGAAGGATGAAGACCTTAAGCCAATTTAATGAAGATGCTGCAGCTAGAGCTGCTTCTTTTACTGGTGGTCCATCTGGAGGTGGTTCTGGTGCTATAGGAACCAATAGATCTTCTAATTATAAGTTTAAAACTCGTAAGATAGAACTTCCTGTTGGAAAGAAGAAAGAAACTGAAAAGGCTCCTGAAAAGAAACCTACACAAAAATCTTTACCAGCTGGGAAGGAGAGAAAAGCTTTACCTGCAGCTAAGGAAAGGAAACAACTTCCTGGATCTTCATCCCCCAAACAAATAAGTGCTGCTCCAGAAAAGAAGAAAATAACTCCTTCTCCTCAGAAGAAATCTATTGCTGGAGGAAGTAGTTCTATTGTAAAGAGAACATCTAGTGAGCTCGCGAGGAAGGCGTAATGGCAGAGACCAGAAAGAGGAGAGCAGTTGATAAGAAAGCACTATCCCGACAAATTAAGGATAGAAATTTTTTACAGCCAATTGGGTTTCAATTTCAAATTGATAAAGCTCCTGCAGTTACATTCTTTGGTAATGCAGTGAATGTACCTGGTATAGAATTGGGAGTTGCTGAACAACCAACTTATACTAAGAACATACCTCTTCCTGGGGATATGATGCAATTTGGTGATCTTCAATTAAGATTTTTAGTTGATGAGAATCTTGAAAATTATCAAGAAATTCAGAAATGGATGAGAGCCTTAGGTTTCCCAGAATCTTTGGATGAAATATATGAATGGCAAAATAAAAAACAAGACATTATTACTCCCAATAGGAATAAACAACTTGCTCTTTATTCTGATGGTACGTTAAATGTATTGAGTAATATTAGTATTCCTAAGTTTAGAGTAGTATTTCAAAATATGTTTCCAGTATCTCTTTCAGCTATTGAGTTTGATGCTGGTGTTCAAGATTTGGAATACGTGACAGCAGAGGTCACTTTCAAGTATACTATATACAAGATAGAAATGATAGGTAAAGGAGCTTGTCCGTAATTTATGATTGATTTGAGTGAAATTCAGAGTATGTGGGAAAAAGATTCAAAGATAGATAGAGATAATTTACATGAAGAATCTTTAAATATCCCAGTTCTTCATGCCAAGTATCATGACTTATATAATAATCTTATTCTGTTGAGAAAGAAGGCTGAACAACAGCGTAAGAATATAAGACATTCACGATATGAATATTTCTCTGGGAAGGCAGACCCAGAAGTTTATACATTGAATCCTTTTCCTAAGAAGATTAGGGATAAGGATACTATGAATAAGTATTTGGATGCAGATGAAAAACTGTCCAATGCTTCCCTAAAGATAGATTATTATGATACAATGTTAGAGTACCTAGAAAGTATTCTTAAACAGATAACTAATAGAACTTATCAAATTAAAAATGCTATAGAATTTATGAGATTTAGTGCTGGATTGGGATGACAAAGTTTAATGCAGTGACTCCTCCCGGATTGGGATGGATTCATGCCAAATTGGATAATCATCATATAGATTTTCTGTGGAAGAAAATTAAAGAAGGGAAGGATAAAGAGGATGTTAAAAAGACTCTAGCTGGTAATATATCAAAAAGTTTTAGTATAGAAGATACTAACAATTTTTTCTATAACCAAGTTCTTTCTCCCCTTGTAAAAGAATATCGGAAAGCTTATGGTCAAGATCCTGGTAGAGCTCAGAACATCAATGATAATCAATTAAAGCTTCATGGATTTTGGGCTAATTATCAATATCAACACGAATTCAATCCTTATCACCATCATGGAGGAGTGTATTCTTTTGCTATTTGGTTAAAGATTCCTACTCATTGGGAAGAACAAAATAAATTATCATTCCTGAAGGGAATAAAAGAGGAAGAAAAGAAAGCCTCTATTTTTGAATTCGAATATACTGATATGTTAGGGGGAATTCGGAATTATGGATATCGTTTAGAGCCTGCTATGGAAGGACAGATGGTATTGTTTCCCGCAGCTTTGAGACATACAGTTTATCCTTTTTATAATAGTAAAAAGCCACGTGTCTCTGTGGCAGGTAATTTGTGGTTTACTTAGGAGTTTTATCATGTACGAAGATCAAAGAATGAAAGTAGAAGGAATTAAGCTTCTTCCATTATTTTCCTCAGATATAGGAATGTCCTTTATAGAAGAAGACACCCGTGAAGAACTTTCATCTCACAGGGCTTTTCACTATCCTAATCAATATCAACAAAAAAATAGACAAGATCTTAGACATGATTTTGATTTTAGGGCATTAGAAAAATTCCCTAGGACAAAGGAATTGATAATGACTAAGTTCAAAGAATTTGGAAAAGATATTGGTTATGATCTAGATTGGAAAATGACTACTTCTTGGTTTACTTTGATGGAACCAGGAATGGAAGGTCAGATGCATTATCATAGAAATAGTTTTTATAGTGGAGTTTATTATTATGATGATTATGATCAGGAATCAGCTAAACTTCATTTGAGAAATCCTCTACACGATTACTTTGATTATTTTGTAATGCCTACTGAGGATACAGCTGCCAATTCTACTCAGACAGCAATACAACCTAGTAGAGGATTATTACTATTTTTCCCTAGTTATGTTAAACATGCTATGGATAGAAACAACAGTCCAAATAAAAGATATTCTCTTGCTTTTAATATTATCCCAGCTGGTTCTTATGGTTCTGGAGATTCCTTCTATAATCCTTGTTGGGACTAAGATAAATACCTCCAGATGAATGGTTATGGGTGGCGGACCTTGTTATTGAAAAGGTAAATGAAGTATATCTGAAGATTCAAACTGAACCTCATGTTGAATATGAACTGAGGGATAGATTTACTTTTGAAGTACCAAATAAAAAGTTCATGCCTCAGTACAGAAACAAGTACTGGGATGGATACGTTCATCTATACAACCTTAAGACTAAAAGAATCTATGTGGGTCTTTTAGATAAGATTGTGGCGTTCTGTGAGAATCATGGATATAGTTATGAGTTTACACCTAATAAATTCTATGGA